AGGCAAAGGAGTTACCTCCTCACCCTTATAGAAAAAACGCTTAGCGAACTCGAGGGACAGGTTGTCTGAGACAATGGACTTATTAAATCCAATCTTGACTCCAGTCTCCTTCATAATCTTAACATACTCGGCGGCCACGTTGCGGTCTCCGATCACAACGTCGTCACCAAGAATAGCATAGAATTCGAACCATCCACTCACTCCGGCTCTCCTAGCCGCAAGTTGGACGATAGCATGGTGTACAAGGGCTAACATCGCCCAAGAAGAATAAGCACCCATTGGTTGGCCTACCGCGTAACGGATCGTCCTGACCGCCGAACCAAATGTTTTCACATAAAGATTCGGAAGAAAGTACGCCCGCTCCGTCAGGAGGCGTCTCCAATGGAAACCAAACTCCTCAGACGTGAAGACCCCTAATAACTTCTCTTGTAGAACAACAGGGATACGATCCGTTGCAGCAGATAAATCATATGAAAATACCGCCTTTCGGCCACTCTCCCTCAACTTCTGAATGAGAGCTCGCACGGGGGCAAGCTGATCAAACAAACCGTCTTGGGGAATAGCCTTGAGCAATACATCAAAGATATACCGATGCAATGGATATAATAGCCATTGTGTTAAACAATCGACCATAGCAACGACACGAACCTTTCCAGGTTCCTCAACCAATGCCAATTTTCCCAGCTTACCACTTGTCCACTTCCAATCCTTCGCTTCCATTATCCGCTGGCGAGACGCTTTCCCATCCGAATTTCTTCGGAGGTACTCGAGCCCCGCTTCCCAGACGGGTGCATAAAGAAGAGAAAGAGAACGAGTGATAATACACAATGTCACGAAAGACTCCAGCAATCCCGGCCTTGTGAGCCAGGCTGCCGCGTCCTTAATGACATTAATTACTGAGACCGTTGACCCCTGATTAGTCTTTAGACTAGCCAGTTTGGTTTTATCCTTAACCTCGCGAGAGGAATTAGGACCAGAGGTCATCAAGGCTATAAACTTAATAGCATATCCCAAAACCTCCTTCACTACGATACCTGTAGGAGGACACCATATCCCCTCGGTAGGATGATTTCTCACCTTCCCAA